GTCTGTGAAATAATCATCATATGATGGTAATCCATATTTCTGAATGATATATGCTGTTACCTTACCTAACTGAGCTTTGTCTGCGGATTTCTTTAATGAAACTTGAATCAGATTGATTTTACTCTTTTCTCCAGTGATAACACCTTTTTTATCAAAGGTGAATGTGTCGGTTTTCATCGCCTCAATTGTTTTATTCGCATCGGCTGATGAGATGATCATATCTGCTGTATTAGCCTTAACACCTGTTATCGCAACATTGTCGTTCTGTTCTTCTGCCGCATAGTAATCATTGATTCTACCGTGAATGATATTTGGCTTAAATTTTACAAGAGGCATGAAGTCTCCCATTCCGGCTATAAGACCAATCATCTCAGCAAAATTCTTTGATGTCATTGTATCGAACTTAGATATGAGGTTTGATTTACCCTTTGAATCCCAATCTTGACCATTACTCAAGATACTTTTTATATTATCAATGACCTTTTGGCGGTTGTTTGCATCGGCTTCGACATCTTTATAATATACACCAAGTGCTTGAACAGTTTCGAGTGTAGGAGTATCTTTACCCCAATTGATATCTGAACCTAATTTTAATCCATTGAAATAATTATCAACTGCCTTTTCATGCCAAGCAAATGAACCTACTGATTTTCCATCAGGCGCATCGAGAATCTCAAATGCAGCTCTGAGTGGCTGAGAACTATCACCAAAAATTAGAGCATCACTTGGTATCTTAGTGGCATCTAATTTACTAAAGACAGGGCTTGATGGTAATTTTAATTTATCTCCTACCTTATTTTCAAAGGCTGATATCTTATCTGTCTTTAAAGTAAAAAGTGAACCTGGCCCATATTTACCAGCGCTCACAGTTGCTTCAAGGATTATATCCGAAAATTCTTTGTAGTCTTTAAATGATAGCATAGTTCCCATAAAATTAAATGAAGGTCTTTCATCTATTTATAAGATTTCCACTCTTCATATAATTTTTTAGAACGCTTCCAAGGCTCTTTTTCCCAAGGTTCTGCTTTACCATTCCAAGGGTAGAATTTGCCTTTCCAGCTGCTATAACCAGCTTTTCTGACACAATCAACTAGTTCACCTCTTGCATATTGTTTCACATGAACCATTTCATGCGCAAGGGTGTCCATAATCAGATCATGTTCGACCGCCGAGTCCATTCTTATCGTGAATACCCGTGGTCTATGGTTTTTATCTTCCCAAATACAATCACCATAGAGACCTTCTTTTTCTTTCAGTCCTCTTTTTAAGATGATATTGATCTCAATGGTTTTTATTCGAGGCAATAATTTCTTCAAGAAAAAGAAAGTAGCATCTTCCACCTCTTCCCTCAGTTTCTTTCTCCCACCAATAGCCTCAATATCAATCATATATGTATAGTATTATATTCTGAATCTGATCATATGTCAAGGCTATATCTTGAATGATGAATAATCTGAATCTGTCTGTTGAGACTGATTCTCATTAGAGAGTGTCTGTGCAGAATCCTCGACATCATATAATCTCATCTTTGCCCGATCAATTCCAACAATGAATCTCTTGTTCTGAGTTGGATCATTGTATCTGTTCTTTAGTTGTTTAACCATCAATTGATTCATACCCTCAAGTTGCTCGGTTGAAATAAGAGCCAACATCAAATCGGCGGTGGCAGGAAGTCCGAATGATTCAGATGTGTCTGTAATCTCAACATCTGTATTTCCGAATCCTGTACGAGTCACTTGAGTTGCTGACCAGATTGGTAAATTGAACTCCACGGCAAGACCACGAAGTTCCTCAGCGATTGCTTTGATATAAGTATACGAATTGATCGAACCACCCAGTCCTTTCATGCGAGAAGAAGCAGCGATGTTCAGATAATCAATGAAGATTACATCGGGCTTGAAGTCTTTCTTTAGTTTCAATTCATCTAGAAGTGCACGGAAATGACCTGTATGAGCCGCGGCAGTAGGATATTCTTTGATAATCAATTTACCATTAGTCTTTGATTGAATCTTTTGCACCTTGTTATCAAAGGTTTGCTTAGGCATATTTTCGATGTCTTTGATATCGATATCGAAAAGATTCGCATCAATTCTCTCGGCAATCTTTTCTTCTGCCATCTCAAGAGTGATGTATAGAACATTCTGACCTTGAGCAAGTGCGGCAGAAGCAAAGTGACACATAGCCAAAGATTTTCCCACACCAGTTCCTGCTAAGATGATGTTCAATGTTTTTCTGCTAACACCACCCTTTGTGATCTCATTGAATTTCTCAAGGTCGAATGCAAACTTGTCTTCTTTCAGATGATAGAAGTCAAATCTTTCTTCTGCATTCTCAAGATAATCGTGTCCAACATTTGAATCGAATGAAACACCAAGAGCATCGGAAAGAATTTCGGGTATGGCACCTTCGCTTCTATCTTTCGATTTACCATCAATGATGTGGATTGATTCCATTATGGCGAGATACACGGCACGATCTTTGCACCATTTCTCGGTAGAATCGGTCAACCATTCTTCATCGACCTCTTCTTTTTCTTCAAGACTCTTAATGAGGGTAACAACCTCATTCGCATCTTTTCTTGTCACATCATCCGACTGCTGAAATTCAATCTCAAGTGCAGAAGGATTAGGTAGTTTATTGTAAGAACCAATGAATGATAATATCAGTTTATATACAGGAACATATTCATCTTCAAAGTAAGAAACCTTGATATGTGGTAATGCTTTTCGTGTGAATTGTTCATTGTGTAATAAATTACTGAGTATTATCTTCTGTAGGTTCTTCGCCATATTCTTCTTCGTCTTCTTTATCTAAAACTGATGCCAATATATCTCCCATCAAATTATTGAAACCGATGGAATCTTCCAATTCCTTTATACTATACTGTTCATTCCCATTGTCAATCTGATAATTGAAGTTTAATATAGCTTCATCCTCTTCAGGGTCTTCTTCGATTTTTACTTCACCATAGTAATAAACAACATCTTTATATTCTCCTTCGGTAATTTGAAAGCCATAGAAATCAACATTTTGCTTTTCAACTAATTTGTATGCGGGTAAATTATCCATCATCTTCCTCCTGCTCTGTATCGATTTTAGACAATTCATCTGGTGCAATCATTTCCATTGTTGCAACCTTGAATTTCTTTTCGATGTATTCTTTGAAATCTGTTTCTTCAAAAACATTATCCCAAAATTCTTTCTTCAGTGTATCTTTCATTCGAACATTGCCAGAGAGTTCTTCGCCCGACGTCGGGTTCTTTGCTTGATACCAACCATTCTTTGGCTTAACAACATATCCACCATCAATGGCGACTTCTGTAAGACCTGAATATTTCTCAATTCCACCTTCCCATGTGACAGAGATAGGAATTTTTGATTTCTCTTTTACGAACCTTGATTTCTCAATGTTGATAATAAAGTTGTATCCTGTTACTTCTGTTCCAGTCTTTTCTTGGCGGCGACCAACGATCCAAACATTATCAGCAGAATACATAACACCTGTTCCACCCGATACCACAGCCTTTGAGAACATCTCTTGAGTCTGATAGGTATGATTGATAGCCAATAGTGGAATATCATTCAGAGTAAGTTTAGGTGTAATCATTCTAAATAAACCCTTGAGAGCCTTAGCACGAGTCATATCTGCGACAGACTTCATATTCTCGGCATCCTCAACTTCTTTCTTCGAAGCAATGTTACCGATCGAATCAATGACTACAATCACCTTATCTTTGCGTTCGATTTCATTTAATTGATGAACCAAATCAAACTTTAGTTCTTCAATATTTGTGACAGGTGTATGTAGAACACGAGTGGTATCGATTCCAAAAGATTCGAAGTATGCTTGAGGTGAACCAAATTCTGAATCATAGAATAGAAGTACTGAATCTTTATGTTCTTTCAGATATGCACCTGCCATAAGCAGAGCGAATGATGTCTTGAAGTGCTTTGATGGGCCAGCCAAAACTGTGAGACCTGATGCTAGACCGCCATCAAGCGAGCCAGAGAGCGCCGCATTGATCATCGGCACTGGAGTGGATGTCAGTTCTTTTTCTCCGAAGAGCTTTGATTCTGACAGTATTGCGCATCCCGCAGAGCGAGAAGATTTCTTTAATTTATCTAATAGTGACATAGTGTATATAATATATTAATCATCGTAGAAGTCAATAACTTCTTTCATGTAATTACCCAACGCAATATCTGCGAGACGAGTACTTCTTCTTTTTTTCTTTTTGCTTTCGATTATCTCATCAAGCCAAGCATAATCCTGTTTGGATATTGTTAATTTGCCAATCTGAAATATAACATCTTTGGTACAATCAAATCTATTTTTGAGATTATAAGCAAGTTGTCTTATTTCTATCTCATCAATTTGTGCTACGATTTTATCTCCATCAGAACTTTTAATAATATTTATTACAAAATCTAAAGGTGTATAGTCTTCCTGTATATCTCCAATCTCTTGTGGTAGAATCGCACTTACTCCCCACATTACAAGACTGTCTGAAGTCTTATCGTGAGACTTATAAGCATCAAGGATTTCTTCTTGCAATTTACTC